CTCATCTGATGCAGTCACCAGCACCGTCCAGTCTGTGGTTGCGCCGATTTGTATAGCAGCGTCGTTGCCCGTGTTGCCCGTGTTGGTGTTGGTTGCAATAAGCTTGCTGCTTTCGATGTCCGCAACAAGCGTTCCCTTTGTGACACTGAGGTTGCCGGTATCTGCACCTGTATTGGTAGTGGTACCCATCGTGAACTTGTCTTCGCTTTCATCGAAGCCGATAAAGGCGTTGTTAGCGCTGCCGCGTTCAATGATGATACCCGCGTCATTCGAGGGTGATCCACTGGTGCCGTTGCCTAACTCGATTAGGCTATCCTTCACGACAGTGTTTGTTGTATCTACGGTAGTGGTGGTGCCGTTGACCGTAAGATCACCACCAACAGTCAGGCCAGCTACGACGTTGACTACACCGGAACCTTTACCGTTAAGCTTCAGGTTTATATTGGTGTCGTCACCAGATGCTTGGATCAGAGGATGTCCACTTGCAGCGGCGTTGGTAACTTCAATCTGATTTACGGCAGATGATGTGGTCTGAAAAACGATTTGCTCATTGCCATTTTCATCGCCAATGAAATGCTCATCATCAATAAGAATATTGTGACTATTCGTGTCTAGGTTCCCACCAAGCTGCGGAGAACTATCGCCTGCAAGGTCTGTAGCAACTTCGGCAAAACTCAGTTGACCGGAGCCGTCAGTCTTGAGGAAGAAACCCGCTGTCCCGTCTGCAATCGGGAAGTTCAAACCGTCGAGGACAATTTTGCCGTCGCCGTTGGGTGTTATCGTGATGTCACCGTTGGTATCCGTGCTTGTGATGGCGTTGCCATTGATGTTAATGTTATCAACGTCGAGATCGCCCGTAACATCTACGGCACCTGTGATATCCACCGTAGGAGCAACAATCTCAAGCTCCGTGTCTGCATCGATATCAAGTTGGCCGTCTGCTGTCGATCCGATAGTCAATCCGGAATCGCGGAACTGCAACTCCATAGCGGCGTTAAGAAGCAGACCAGTGTCAGCGACGTGGGTCAGGCTTACGTCGTTGTCCGCACCAAAGAATATTGCGGCTCCATCACTTTCTAGCGCAAGATCATCTGCAAGAAACGTATCATTTCCCTTCAAAGTGAGAGCCGTAGTGAGGGCTTCATCATTTCCTGTTTCAAATATAAGTTGCACCTGATCGTCAGCACCTGCACCATCATCTAGGGTGTCTGCTGCAACCGCCTTGATCCGAGCAACCGATACTCCTGACTGTTGGGTGTCAAGTGTGTCGAACACAATAGAACCAATAACATCATCTGCAAGTATATCTGTAGAAGTGTTGGTCAGGGTGATGACAGGAGCATCGTTTTTACGAACATTTAAGTTGACAAGAAACGCGTTGTTCCATAGGTAGGTAGTAGAACCCAGATCAAAGGACGCGTCCGTCATTGGCTGCAGGTGTGAGCCTACGCCGTCTGCGGAACCATCTGAGGCTGCTACTGTCAGACGATCAATGAAGGCAACACCATTCAAGTACAGGTCTTTAAATTCGGCTGAACTTGTTCCCAAGTCAATTGCGTTATTTGAACTTGGTACGAGAGCGGAAGTGGTTTGTTCAAGTTGCTGGGACGGGCCTAGCTTGCTTACAGGACCGCCGTCACCTGTTGTAGAACCGCCATGTGTGTGACCGGTTGAGAGGGCAAACGCATCTTGGATAGCGTCAAACTCGCCGTCGAGAGGGGCCGCACTAATGACGTTACCGTCTGCAATGTTACCGGCTGTATCGTTTCGTGTGTAACCTGCCATGATGTTTTACCTTCTTCCGTATTGGCCGTATTCGAGAACTGCTGCGTCGAGCGAGTAAGGGGGATTGGTGTCATTACTTTCAAACTGTAATGAAACAGTGAAGCCCGAACCCTGCGCTTGATTGTCAAAGATTGATTTTAAAGTTTCTCCGCTATACGTTGCGGTGTTATATACTGTATTAGGTTCTCCGTAGATAAAAGCACCGCCCGAGCTAGATGTGTTCTCTAGTGTTATCGTGCTAGGTTCGATAACTCCTGATTCACTCAAGTCATACTTCAAGTTCAAGGAAAGATCGACAGTACCCTGTGGATCAGTGTAGACTGTAGTCTTGTACAGGGTCTTGCGAAGACGGGCATCACTGATAGGGAAGTACGGAGTAGAGAAACTAGCGACGATGTTTCCACCGTCGAAGCTGTTGCCTGATTCCATCCTGTAAACGTAGCCGTCTGTGTGTGCAAAGAGTACAGTCTCAGTAGTTCCGCTGTACGTCGAGTCCGCAACGAATGCCTTGATACCTGTTGTTTCTGCCCAATTTATTCCTACACCCTGTTGATCTTGAACCTGTGTTCCGATAATCCCCTTTGATGTTCCTGCCGTGGCTGATCCCGTGAACCCGAAAATTCTATACTGGGACTTCTCGCGAATGACCACAGATGCAAAAGAACTGTTTTGAGATGTCAACTGCACCATCTGTTTCTGGATCGGCTTGGACACAGATGCCAGTTCGAAGTCTTGATTGCGCTCCGTTGCTGCGACTGTACGCAACCCGTCCGGCCCCAAGAATATAACGTCTCCAGATATCTCCTGTGCTGTGTCCGACTCCACACACCCCACATCGTCTGCAATAGGTTGCATCTGAAAGTCTTCAAGGCTGTTACCCACGATGCGAAGAATCTTGTCTTCCCCGAAAACAATCAGTTGTTCGCGGAAAACAATGAGATCAGTTATAGTTGTACCTACGTTGATTATACCACCGCCAGAAGCCGCTGTAAAGTCATCATCTTCAAATGGGGCAGAAAAAACAAGTTTTTCGCCATTTGCAGCAAATATGTGATTTTTAAATGATACTGCATGACTTGCGCCTTCTAAGTCGGAAGGAGTTGACAGCTTGCTCAAGCCGCTGGCAATCGTGCTTGTAAGAATTAACGGGTACCCCACACCATCCACGATAAAAAGCCTGTCGCTTCCACTAAAATTGTACTTGGCAAAACGCACCCGTGCTACGTTTGCTCCGAGGGTGTGGCTGGTAGAAAGATCGGTCCACGAACCTGATCCGCTACCCCCGCTAAACAACTTCGGGTTGCCCCCGCTTTGGTCACGAGCTACAATGGCCGTGTCTTTATAAAGCACGACTCCCAGAATATTACCCTGTCCCGTTATTGCGTTGGTATTATACTTGGAAAAACCCTCAATACGCCGGTAGCCACCCTCAGTGGACGGCTCGAAATTATTCATCACACGTGCTGATCCGGGAGCAGCGGCACCGTGCTGGAGGGGACTAAGATTGGAGATCAAGCCGCCGCGAAACTCCACCCCATATGTTTGCCAACGATCCGGCATGTTTAGGTTGCCCTCACATAATAGTTCTCGTTTACAAGTATCTTACGCATGTTCTTCATGCCCTCATCAAACTTGTTTTTTGAAATTGACGCCATCTCCATGTTGTCACGAAACATGTAGCAGTAATACATGGCACCATCGACGATTACGTGCTTGTATGGCTCGGGGGTGGTTGGTACGTCATCGTGCAGTGATAGGTTTACGGGGTGCATAAAGTATTCATACTCAACACCGTATGCCTTGTCGGGCATGGGTACGATGCCAAAGTAACCATCCTGTGAGCGAAACACAAATTCAGGGACGCCGCCCTTCGTGGTGTCTGTTTCGTCTTCTTGATCGATGTAGCGTTCGACGTACTCAACGTAGGTGATCTTACGAAGCTTACGGGCGGCACCAACATTCAGGCTACTATCTCTTTTTAGTCGAAACGTGTTAAAATCTACATACTTGGCTTCATCCGCGAACGAGTAACGTGTCTCCCCGGCAACCAGTGTTATTTCATCAGAGTTGTGGTTGTAGGGCCAGTACAGATAGTACTGATTGATGTCGTGTATTGAAGAGTTTATAGAGTCCTTGATGGTTGCGTGAAAGCCCTTTGCAGTTGAGAAGTTAGAACTGGTTAGTTCTGCTTCGTTCAAGCGCCGAGCAACCTCGTTGACGATGTCGAGATAATTGTATGGCATCAGCTACGCTCCCTCACCCGCAGATTGATAATACGTTTCGTAACAATTGCGGCACTTGTTTTGGCAGAAGTGCTGGTTGTAATCTCACACACAATCTTATTGTCTATATTTGCAGTACCGCCGGACAGTACCAGAGTTGCTGTCGTGTTGGTGTTTGGCTGGCTATTGACAGTCAAACCATTAAAAGTGTCAGAGTTAGACAGGGCACTAGATTCTGTGCCGTCTGATTGAACAAATCTCCACTGCACGGACGCAATGGTCAGCGTGTCGAGGTAACGTGACCAGTCCACAGTGTAGTCCAGTTGTTCATCTGGGTCTTTGTCGGGCCAACGAAGTGCCATCTTTACGCTACCTTTGCTAGTCTTTGAACGGCTTGTGGTATAGATACCGTTCGTGGTTTATCTTCAGGGACGAGTACGATACGCTGGGTATCTTGTACTACGTAGAGAGTATGTTCAGTTGGCTTGCCTACCGCTACAGTTCGTGCGGGTTCTTGAGCGACGAAGGCAACACGATCTCGCTCATAGAGAGTTGCGTCGAAGCGGAAAGAACGGAAGCCACTTGCAATTACTGTCGCGGTGCCCGATACCGAAGCGGCCCCTACCCTGCGGAGGGTTGCCAGCCCCGTAACGGAGGCCGTGCCGACTACGGAACTTGTTACGACCTGAACACGTATACCCGCTGCTGAGACAGTGGCTGCACCAGATACAGATGATGCCGCAGGTTGTACTCTGATTGCC